GCTTCTTAATGGGGCTAGATATGAGATAGTCGCGGCAACAAGAGATGGTAGCCGTGGTAAGACCGCGGATTTGCTATACATTGATGAGTTACGTGAGATAGATGAAGATTCATGGACAGCTGCTAAGCCTATTACTAGGGCAAGGCCAAATAGTCAAATATTTATGACTAGCAACGCTGGTGATATGTATTCCACAGTACTGAACAATATGCGCAGTATGTGTTTGTCATATCCACCTGCAACTATGGGATTTTGGGAATATAGTGCTGACGATTTTAGCAAGATTACAGATCGTAACGCCTGGTATCAGGCTAACCCGGCATTGGGCTACCTAATTGATGAAGCAACCATTGAAGAAGCAATAGCCACATCTAGCGTTGAAGCTACACGCACCGAAACCCTTTGCATGTGGATTAGCGCGCTTAAATCGCCATGGCCACATCAAGCATTTGAGGATTTAGGCTTTGCTGAGCTAAAACTAGAGCCAGGCAGGCTGACAATATTTGGCATGGACATATCGGTTAACAAAAAGATGGCAAGTCTAGTTGCTGGGCAGATTATGGATGATGGCAAGGTTGGCGTAGGCGTTATAGCTCAATTTGAAAGCCAAGTAGCCATAGATGAACTTAAAATGGCTATTGAAGTCAATGAATGGGCTAAGCAATACAAACCAAGGATGATTTGCTTTGATAAGTACGCCACCATGAGCGTAGCTGAGCGGTTAAGCCAATCAGGCCACAAAATACAGGATATGTCTGGAACTGTGTTCTATCAGGCTTGCTCTGATCTATATGACAGCATAGTAAACGCTAGGATTGTTCATGCAGGCCAGCAAACCTTAGTAGATAGCATGAATAACTGCGCGGCTAAGGAATCGGATGCCGGGTGGCGTATCGTGCGCCGTAAGTCGGCTGGTGATGTGTCAGCTGCCATCTCATTAGCCATGGTTGTGCACCAATTGCTAAAGCCACAAAGCAAACCGCAAATCTATGTCTAAAATGCTAGGTATGTCCGTTTTGTGTGCTATCATTAAACGATGGGTCTATTAGATCGTTTTCGCCCTGCAAAAATAGAGGCGCAACTCGCACCGCCGTTAATGACGGATTCTTTTAATTATTTTTTGCCATTAGCATTTAATGCAGTAGGTAGAGAAGAAGCCATCAGCGTACCAAGCGTAGCTAGATGCCGTAACCTTATTGCAGGAACTATCGCGACATTTCCGCTTTGCTTATACAAAAAAAGCACAGGCGAAAAACTAGGGAAGCCATTATGGCTAGAGCAACCAGCTACAGCGCAGCCAATATCTGTAACATTAGCCTGGACAGTAGATTCACTATTATTTTTTGGCGTTGCTTATTGGCGCGTAACAGAAACTTACTTTGATGATGGCAGGCCAGCAAGATTTGAATGGATTGCACCAGGTCGCGTTTCATTTGATAGTGATCCTGTAAGCCAATACATTACACGTTATTACATTGATGGCAAAGAAGTTCCAATGTCTGGCCTTGGCTCATTAATTACATTCCAAGGATTAGATGAAGGTGTATTAGCACGTGGCGCAAGAACATTAAGAGCTGCAATTGATTTAGATAAATCAACAAGCGTTGCAACTGCGACCCCAATGCCTTCAGGTGTTATCAAGAACACCGGTGCAGATTTGAGCAAAGAAGAAGTAGACGGCATATTAGCCGCATGGAAGTCGGCACGATCACAGCGCGCAACAGCCTATCTGACAAGCACTTTAGATTACGTGCCGACTAGTTTTAGTCCTAAGGACATGGGCTACGTTGACCTAATACAGAATATGAGTACGCAAGTAGCGCGTTTAATGAATGTGCCTGCATATTACATAAGCGCAGATATGAATAACAGCATGACGTATGCCAACGTTCAAGATGAGCGCCGTCAGTTCGTTTCTCTATCTCTAGCGCCTTACTTGCATGCCATTGAAGGCCGACTAAGTATGAATGACATTACAGCATCAACTAACATTGTTAAGTTTGATGTAGAGGATGCTTTCTTAGCAGTAAATGCAATAGAAAGATTAACTGTAATTGAGAAACTGTTATCACTTGGTTTAATTACAGTAGAACAAGCCATGGAAATGGAAAACCTATCACCGAATGGAAACGAAAATGCACCTAACATTTACTAGCGATTTAGAATGCTCAATAAGTGAGCGCACCATCTCTGGCAAAATTGTGCCGTTTGATGGTGAGATTGGGCAGACATCTGCTGGCAAGGTTGTATTTGAAAAAGGATCTATTGAGATTCCAGATAGCCCTAAGCCAAAACTTTTGCTTGAGCATGATGCAAAGAAGCCAATTGGCCGCATGGTGTCTTACAGAGAAGATGAAGATGGCATGTATGCCACATTTAAAATTAGCAACACGACACGCGGAACAGATGCACTAATTGAAGCATCTGAGCAATTACGTAGCGGCCTATCAGTTGGCGTTGAAGTCATTGATGGCAAGCGCGAAAATGGCGTATATCGTGTACTAAAAAGCAAGATGGAAGAGACAAGTCTTGTTCAAGCTGCTGCGTTTAAAAGCGCGGAAGTTTTGAGCGTTGCTGCATCTGAAGATGATGCTGCAAAAGAAATAACAACCCAAAACGAAAGCGAGGCCGTTGTGGAAGACACAACAAACGCCGTAGCCGTTGCGCCTGAGGTTGAAGCCCCTGCGGTGGAAGCTTCGCGCCCAACAGTTACAGCACCAATTTATGCCAAGCCACGTTTAGAGTTTACCAAGGCTAAATACCTTGAAAACACTCTACGTGCAAAGTTCCTTGGCGATGACGATGCAGCGATGTATGTTCGCGCTGCCGATAACGAAACAACAACTGCTCCTGGCATGATTCCAACCCGTCAGCTAACAGAAATTGTTAACCCACTATCTAACGCAGATCGCGGTGTAATTGATGCAATCTCACGCGGCACTCTACCTGATGCAGGTATGTCTTTTGAGATTCCAAAAATTACAGCCGTTCCAACTGTTGATCAAATTAATGAGAATCAACCTATTGCTGATACACAGCTAACTGCTTCTTATATTACAGTAAGCGTAAAGCCATTCAAAGGCCGTTCTATCACAACTGTTGAACTCATCGAGCGCAGCAGCCCTACTTTCTTTGATGAGCTTGTACGTCAAATGGAGTTTGCTTACGCAAAAGATACAGATTCATTTGTTGCTACTGCAATCCAAGGCGCAGGTACTCTAAACGCAAATGCAAAAGCAAACAGCGCAACAGGTCTTCTAGAATATATTGCTAGTGGAGCTGCCGCCGTTTACACAGCATCACTTGGTTTTGCACGTAACCTTCTTGTTACCCCTGATCAATGGGCAAACATTATGAGCTACAACGATGCAGGCCGACCAATTTACAATGCAGCAAACCCACAAAACGCAGGTGGAGCGGTATCACCACAAAGCCTACGTGGAACTGTTGCAGGTCTTGACCTATATGTATCACGGAACTTTACAGGTTCAGGTAATGATGGAACTGCTGATTATTCAATGGCAGTAATTAACCCTGAATCATATACATGGTATGAATCACCACGCTTCCAGCTACGTACCAATGTAAACAGCGATGGAACTGTTGACCTTGGCTATTATGGTTTTGGCGCACTTGCCACCAAAGTAGCTGCCGGTGCAAACTGGTTTAACAAGTCCTGATCTAACTAACTAGATCGTAGAGTTACCCCGGCGCACAGCCCTTGCGCCGGGGCTAACATTAGAAAGGAAAGACAATGCCTGCAACATACGTAACTGAAGCTGAATTGCGTAGCGCTCTCGGCATTGGTGCATTGTATAGCTCAGCAGTAGTGGAAGAATGCTGCCAAGCAGCTGAAAACGTTGTCAAAAGCAAACTATGGTTCAATACAGTTTCAGTAGTTGCTACAGAATTAACCGACAATTCAGCGACACTTTACACAAACGTACCGCATCAATTTAGCATCGGGCAGACAGTTACAGTTACGCACAGCGGTGCGACATTTAATGGATCACAAACGATAACCGATACAGGCTCATACACAATTACTTTTGCGCTAGTAGCAGCAGATCAAATTAAGTTTCAGTTACAACCTTTTGGGTCAGTTACAGGTGCAAACACATTTCATAATTACGCCACATTACCTGAAGTCAATTTAGCATCTTTGATGATTGCGGTTGACATTTGGCAGGCTCGCCAAGCTTCAAATGCTGGTGGCATCTCACCAGACTTTCAACCTTCGCCGTATCGCATGGGCAATACTCTAATGGCACGTGTTCGCGGTTTACTTGCGGATCACTTAGCGCCGGGCGGTCAAGTAGGATAATGTCAGCAATCTCTACCCTACGAGGAACAATCGCTACCGCGCTAGCTGATGATACGGCGTGGCAGGTGTTTTCCTTCCCACCTGCCACACCGCTTGCTAATAGCATAGTGGTACAGCCTGATGATCCATACATTGAGCCAAGCAACGACCATTACAAAACCATTAAGCCTAAGGTTAACTTTAAACTAATAGTGCTAACCCCTATGTTTGATAACCAAGGCAATCTAATTAATATTGAAGATTATTATTTGAATATAGTAAACAAGCTGGAAGCATCGTCAATTGTTTATTCCATTGGCACTTTCAGCGCACCGGCGGTCTTAACCGGAACAGCAGGCGATCTGCTATCCGGGGAAGTATCAATCAGCGTACTATCCGATTGGAGCTAAAACATGGCTGATATAGACAAAGAACGCGAGGCTTTTCTTGCCAAAATCGGCCAGGTTGAGCCAAGCGAAAAAGCACCAAAACCAACAACTAAGAAAGATGAGGAATAAGGTAACATGGCTGTATTTTTAAACAATACTGTTGGCCTAAAGATTGCGACGATTGATCTTAGCGACCACGTAACTTCGGTTACTCTCAACTATGCTGCTGATGAACTTGAAGTCACAGCTATGGGAGATACCGCACATAAGTTTGTCAAGGGTCTAGAATCAGGTTCACTAACTGTTTCATTCCTAAATGACACAGCAACATCAAACGTACTACAGACACTCAATAATGCATTCGGCACAACTGTTGCTGTAAAGATGGTGCAAGCGAAAGTTCCAGCAGTATCGGCAACTAATCCGCTTTACACCTTTGATATCTTAGTCAACAACCTAACACCTATCAACGGCGCGGTTGGCGACATGGCAACACAGGATATTACTTTTACGCTAAACTCTGTAGTTACAAAAGCCGACACCGGCACGTTCTAATTAAGTAAAGGGGCAAAAATGGCAAGAATAATAGTAACAAGGGCTGATGGAACTAAGAGCACACACTCAATAAGTCCATCTGTTGAATATGCATTTGAGCAGCAGTTTCGCAAAGGCTTTCACAAAGCTTTCCGCGAGGATGAAAAGCAAGAGCATATCTATTGGCTTGCATGGGAATGTCTACGCCGCGCAGATGCGCCTGATGTCAAACCTTTTGGATCAGCGTTTCTAGATACTTTAGCTGCGGTAGATGTGGTGGCAGACGATTCCCCAAATGGCTAACGCGCGATTCCTTTACGTATAGGGTTGCTCAGCTGAGTATCCATACCGGAATTGCGCCTAGCGAGTTTATTAACATGGACACAGATTTGCTCAAGGCTTTTTACGAAGTCTTAAAGCAGCAGGCAAGAGAGCGAGAAAATGCCGGTCGTAGTAGAAGGCGTACCAGAGCTTAAAAAGGCTCTGAAGCAATACGCCCCTGACCTTTTGAAGGAAATGAACGCTGAAATTAAATTGGCGTTAAAAGAAGTTGTAGAAGATGCAAAAAGTAAAGTTCCAATGCAAGCTCCAGGCGGTCTATATAATTGGCAAGATAATGGCGTTGTAAGCAAAAGCCGAACTGGTAGGGCAACTGGCTTTCCTAAATATAATGCGCGTGTTATTCGCAAAGGTTTAACGTATTCTATAGGCCGTAGCAAGCGTAATAGATCTGGCTATGCTGGTTTATTTTCATTGTTTAATAAATCAGCTAGTGGTGCTATTGCTGAAACGGCAGGCCGTGCATCTGGTATAAGTGGGAGTTCACGCAGCCAAAGCAATAACCCTCATGCTGGTTCTATTTTTATTGGCGCAATGAATGGCATTGGGCCAATGAAATCACTTGATCGTAGGCAAAAGAATACGGGCCGCATTCTCTTTGCAGCCTATGCAGAAAACAATGGCAAAGCCCTAGATGCTACTTTTAGAGCTATTGATAAAGCGACAAGACTATTCAAGGAACGCGCCACGCTTAGAAAGGCTGCCTAATGTCTAACATTCGCATTGATATTGCTTCCGAGTTTAAGGATAAAGGATTTAAACAAGCCGACAAAGCAACCGGTGGTCTACAAAGCGGTTTAAAAGAATTAGGTAAAACCTTAGTAGGTGTTTTATCTGTACGTGAAATTTATCAGTTTGGCAAAGCATCACTAAAGGCTTTTACAGAGGATGAGCAAGCTGCTGTACGCTTATCACAAAGCCTAGGCAATTTAGGTTTAGCATTTGAAGATACCCGTGTTTCACAATTTATATCTGAGTTAGAACGCACCAGCGGTGTTTTAGATGATTCGTTGCGACCTGCAATGCAATCGCTATTAATGACCACAGGCTCAGTTACTAAATCTCAGGATTTATTAAACCTAGCCTTAGAAATGTCGCGCGCTTCAGGCGTTGATGTATCTACAGTAGCTAAAGATTTATCTAAGGCTTATGTCGGTCAGAGCCGTAGCTTATCAAAATATAATACTGGACTTTCCCAAGTAGAATTAAAAACTAAGAGCTTTGGAGAATTGCAAGAATTTCTAAACAAGCAATTCTCTGGACAAAACGCAGCATACCTAGAAACCTTTGGCGGCAAAGTTGACATGCTTAATGTTGCTTATGCCAATATGCAAGAAACAGTAGGAGAAGGTTTAGTAGATGCTTTTACTATTCTTTCGGGTGATCAAGGTATTGGAGCTGGAACTAAAGCAATGGATATTTTTGCCGATAAAATTGCTGATACGACAAGAGGCATCGCTACGTTAATTGCAGGCTTTAAAGATCTTGCCAGCTATCGCAGCACACTAGTTGATTTTGTTACAGCCTTGGCGCAAGAAGGAAATTTTTTAAAGGCTATAGGTTCATTAGGTGAAAAAAATAAACCTTTATTCTTTCCAACGGCAGGTAATCCAGCAGCTGAACAAGCAGCACGTAAAAAGGCTGAAGCTGAGTCAGCCAAGCGTAATAAAGAATTATTGGCATTAACAAAAAAGCAAGTCAAGGCGCAACAAGAATTAAACAAAAAGAAAAAAGAAGAAGGCATATTAGGCGATATTGCCAAGCGATTTGATATGGAGCGTATTCAAGTAGCAGCTGCCTTAACCGGTCAGATTAATGACGTAGAACGCTTACGCTTAGAACTAATGCAGGCCATTCTTGATGAGGATGTGAAGCGAGCCATTATCCTAGAAGGCCAGTTAATTAAGGCTGAATCTGCTGCCAAGGAATTGGCATTATTGCTTGATAGCTTAGATGAAATGGTTGGTGATCCGTTTGCCGATTGGCCCGGCACAATTACACGCATTCAGGAATTGCTTAAGACACTTAAAATCAAAATACCTATTGAAACCCTATTTGCTGAAAAGGGTCTACGCCTAGACCAAGAGAAGATGACAGTTACAAAGCTTGAGCGCATGGATGTTAACGCTACAAATGTTTACATTAATGGCGCAAGACCATTAGATGAATTTAAAAATCCTTTTAAAGTTGGAACTTTAGAACATGCTATAGAGGAAGGTAAAAAAGCAGACTTGGCTGAATCAGATGCAGCCGCTTTATTAGCAGAATCTGAAGCATTGTTAGCATTAATTGAATCGGAAAGAGCGTTAGCCGAAGCAGAAAATGCAATTAAGGAAGCTGCATTAGCATCCCTTTTTGCCAAATTAGGTCTTGATGCCGAAGGTAATCCAATAACGACAACTACAATAAATGTTAATGTAGAAGGCAATGTTATATCTGCTGAGGATTTGGCTGAAACAATTACTGACATTCAATACACTTATCAGAAAACTGGAAAGGGCTTGCTGTTTAGCAGCATAGCTATCTAATGCCAGCACCTACAGTAAGAGTGTTTGTTGACTTTGATAGCGATACCGCATTTGAAATCAACCCACTTATCCTAGATAGCCTTACTGAAGGTATCTTAGGTACTAATACGCTTGGCTCTGGCACATTGCCAGTTGAGATTACAAACCTAGTAACTAAAGTAAATATACGCCGGGGTCGCAATCGCATCACATCTAAGTTTGAGGCTGGAACCGCTAACGTAGTTCTCTATGATCAGAATGGCGATTGGAATCCGACTAACCCTAATAGCGCTTACTATCCTAACTTAGTACCTTTAAGGCAGATAATTATATTTGCTACCTATGCTACCAATGATTACTTCCTGTTCTCAGGATTTATCACCAATTACGATACTGGCTTTAGGCAAGGCAATGAGGAACTAAGCACAGTAACCCTAAAGTGCGTGGATGGCTTTAAGTTACTTGCAGGGTCAGCCATAGACACAGTTGCAGGCTCAGGGGTGCAGCTCTCAGGGGCTCGCGTGAATGCCATTTTAGATGACATAGAATGGCCTATAAGCCTACGAAATATAGATACTGGTGATTCTACCTTACAGGCAGACCCAGCGACCGCTAGAGATGCCTTAGAAGCCTTATTTACAGTAGAGCAGAGCGAATTTGGCGGCATCTTTGTAGATGTCAATGGCAAGGTAGATTTTGTCAGCCGTAACAACCTAATTTCTAACCCAGCCTTCCCGGTCTATGAGTTTAGTGATCAAGGCGTGGACATCTCCTACACCAATGCAGTAGTAGCGTTAGACGATACTACGCTTATTAATGACGTAACTATTACACGCTTAGGCGGTACAGGTCAGAATGCCTTTGACCAGGCTTCAATTGATAAGTTCTTCCTTCATTCAGGCACACGCTCAGACATATTGGTACAGACAAATGCTGAAGCTTTAAATCAGGCTCAAGGAATTCTAGCCACACGCAAAGACCCTGAGATACGAATAGATAGCATTCAGCTTAATCTCTATGATGATGCTAACCCTAATAAGCCCCTAGCAGGCATAGATATAGAATTACTAGATGGGGTAACAGTTACTAAGACTACCCCTGGCTCATCCAGCGTGGTGCAATCTAGCTTGGTAAATGCTATTCATCACGATATAACAAAATCATCTTGGATGACTACGCTATACACCACAGAGCCTTTATTGGCAGGTTTTGTCCTAGATTCAGATGTATCAGGTATACTAGGCTCAGATAGTCTGAGCTACTAAGGAGAAATATGGCAGGCGCAGGATATAAGCTGTTTCAGACAGGTGATGTCTTAACAGCAGCTCAGGTCAATACGTATTTAAATGAGCAAACAGTTATGGTGTTTGCTTCCGCTGCTGCTCGCACTAGCGCGCTTACCAGCGTATTAGCTGAAGGTATGGTGTCTTATTTACAGGATACCAATGCAGTTGAAGTTTATGACGGATCAGCCTGGGTAAGTATTGGCGCATCTGGTGATATTACCGGCATTACAACTGGTACAGATTCAGGTTTATCAGGCGGTGTTACTAGCGGTACAGCAACTTTAAGATTAAAACTAGAGTTTGATGCAGAAACAGGCACTACTTACACTTTAGTAGCAGGCAACCTTAATCAACTAGTAACTCTTAACAATGCCAGCCCAATTACATTAACTGTGCCGCCGTCTGTATTTAGCGCGGGTGATGTAATAAACATAGCGCAGATTGGAGCAGGTCAAGTAACACTAGCGCAAGGCGCAGGTGTAACAATAACTAGCACAGGTGCAACCTCCAGCGCACCTAAACTACGCGCTAACAAATCTGCCGCAAGTATCATCTGCACAGCATCAAATACATTTTTAGTCGTAGGAGATATTGCGTAATGAGTTTATTGGGCATTATTGCTAGTCAGAATTATCCGCGTATTGTCAGTTTTACTTTAGATTATTTAGTAGTTGCTGGTGGTGCTGGCGGTGGTAATGCTCAAGGCAATAGTATTTCAAGTGCTGGTGGTGGTGGTGCAGGTGGTCTGCGTTGCACAGTGACGGCAACTGGCGGCGGCGGTTCTGTTGAGTCAGCCTTAAGTTTAACTACTGCGACTAATTACACAGTGACAATTGGTGGCGGCGGTGCTGGCGCATCAACTGAAGGTAATGAAGGCACAAATGGTGTCAATTCTGTATTTAGCACTATAACTTCAACTGGCGGTGGTGGCGGCAGTGGATATGGAAGCGCGCTATCTGGAGGTTCAGGCGGTGGCGCTAATTCAGTTAATACCACAGGCGGCGCTGGAACAAGTAATCAAGGTTTTGCTGGCGGTAATGGTCAAGCTCTCTATGCAGGTGCAGGTGGCGGTGGCGCTGGCGTAGTAGGCGGTGCGCCTGCGGCTAACAAAGGTGGCGATGGTGGAAATGGTGTAGCTACATCAATAACTGGCTCATCTGTAACTTATGCTGGTGGCGGTGGCGGTGGCGCTAATAATGATGGTGACACTAAAGGATTTGGCGGCACAGGTGGTGGCGGTGACGGCTCACCAAATACTAGTGCTGGTGGCGAAGCTGGAGATGCTAATACTGGTGGCGGTGGTGGTGGCGGAGCGGCTAGGTCAGGTGGAACAAGTGCAGGTGGCACAGGCGGTAGCGGTGTAGTTATCTTGCGTTATGCAGATACTCGCACAATTACAATAGGTGCAGGTTTAACAGGAACAGAAAGTGCTGCAAGTGGCGGTTACAAAAGAGCCACAATTACTGCTGGCACAGGAAATGTGAGTTGGTCATAATGGCACATTACGCTTTTTTAGATGAGAACAATGTAGTAACTGAGGTTATTACTGGCATAGATGAAACTGAACTGATAGAAGGTTTAGACACAGAAACTTGGTATGGTAATTTTAGAGGCCAAGTATGCAAGCGCACTTCCTACAATAACAACATACGCAAGCAATACGCTGGCATTGGTTATAGTTATGACCCTGTTGCAGATGTATTTATTGCGCCACAGCCTTATCCATCTTGGTCGCTGAATGAAAACTTTGATTGGAAACCGCCAACACCTAGACCCGAAGGCGAACTTTGGTCTTGGAATGAAGATGACTTAAATTGGGTAGAAGTAAATGCCTAAATTATGCAGAGCCGGTCAACAACTACGCGAGCAGGTAGATGATGCGTTCCCCGATAGAGATAGAACTTCAGATGGCTGGATCGGTGATAAACGTCATTCAGCGCGTAAGTCCGATCACAATCCTACTGCTGAAGGCATTGTACGTGCCCTTGACCTTGACGTTGATTTCAGGTCGCACAAAGCGGAGCCCTATGACTTTGCGGATCAGCTACGATTACTTGCCAGACTTGATAAAAGAATCTCTTATATCATCTTCAACGGCAAAATTGCCAGCTACAAACGCAATTACAAATGGAGAAAATACAACGGGATAAACCCACATAAGACACATATACACAT